CGTCGCGCCCACTGTTATGTCACAGAACTTAACTAAGTCTATTTCCGGTTACGGTGAAGCCGCGGAATCTCGTTTCTACCCTTTACGTTTCAGCTTCTGTGAGAACTGGCAATCCGCCATTCCCTTGGTTGCATTACAGTATCACGATGTAGAGATTCGAGTTACGTGGGGTGGTTCTCTCGCCGGTGCTTGGGAATGCTACGCGCATTTCATCTACCTCGATACTGATGAACGCTCTTCCCTCGCCGCCGCACCCCAAAACATGCTCATCACTCAGACCCAAAAGTCTGTCGCTTCCAATTCTACTATCCAGGAACTCAACCTGAACCACCCAGTTAAGTATTTAGCCGCAGCCGACGGTGCGAATTTAGCGATCGCTGCCGACGATAATAAGATTAAGCTCCAGATTAACGGTACCGATGTTACCGACTTCAAGTACACTGATCCTCATTACACAGCTGTTTCTGAGTACTACCATACTTGCGCTTCTGCAGCTGCCGCGAGTGGAGCCAACAAGAAACGTTTCATCTACCCCTTTTGCTTTGAGACTGGAAAACTTCAGCCTACAGGCAGCTTAAATTTCAGCCGCGTTGACTCAGCCCGCCTTGTCAGTGAGACTGCTTCTCATACCGACGACATATATGCCGTTAACTACAACATTATGAGGATAGAATCAGGAATGGGAGGTTTAATGTACTCTAATTAAATCCCGTATAATAATAAATGTGGTTTTTTCTATTTCTCGCATTTTTCGTTTTTATGATCACCTACGATCCTAAATCCGGAACGCTTAATAAATACATTTCTAATTCTCCAGAAGAGAAGAAAGAAAATGCACCATGTAAACATGGTCACTTTAACGAAATACAATTCGCCCAACAAGGATACGAATGCCCCAGTAACGATAAAACAAATATGGGTGCAATAATATCTACTTAAAAATAACATTTGTAAATTTTACATAATGTTTGCATTTGACCGTGATACCGCAGTTCTCGTCGCCGTCGCCATTTGTGTTTTCGCCACCGTGTACATGTACAGCCAACATAAGAAAACGAATGAAAGTATTGAAGAATTCAGGGAGGCACTCGCCGATAAGCAGAAGCCCATGGTTTCTTTAGAGCGTCCCCGCCCCGCACCTTGGGCTTCGAAGATTCCCGTGGAAGTTAAGAAGGTTCCTACCCCCGTAGTAGAGGAGAAGACCGAAAAACCAACACCCGTCATTATCACTGAGTCAGAATCCTCGGAATAATCTTGTCAGGAGATTGTAGAGTGCGATGAGCAATGAAGAAACATAAGGCCATCGCTATACCCGTAATATACAACGGAGACGTACCAAGATTTTTAACAGTCAGAGATAAAAGATTTAAGGAGTGGATTTTCGTCACGGGTGGATGTAGACGTAGAGAAATCAATAATCCACTTCGAACCGCTTTAAGAGAATTAGAAGAAGAAACGAGGGGTGTGGTTTCTTTAAAAAGGGGAGAATATACGACATTTTCATTTACAGTTAAAGAAAGTCCCACGATTGACTTAGAATACACTGTATTTATCTTTTTCGTTAATTATTCCCGAAATGATCAAAGTGATTTGGTCAAAAAATTCAACGAAGAAAAATATAAAATGTACACTAAAAAAATTCATATGAAAAGGACGTACGATGAAAACGATTACATGAGTTTCGATACCTTACCGGAATTTAATTCCAGAAGGAGATGGGAACGAATCATAAAATACGTCCTAAAAAATCCCGAATTTTACGCCTGCGTGACTTCCCCCAATAGAAAATCATTTGCTATTAAATAATGAAGTCCAAGAGTTATATTCTCATGCAGATTAAGGATATTCTCATCGATCATAAATCGTATACACGAGAAAAGGCTGAGCGGTACACGGAAGAACTCAAAGAAAAAACCGTATACGAACTTTTAGTGTTTAAAAAACAATTGATGAATGAAGATGAAGAATTTATAGATGTTTCGTATCGTCGTTCGATATGGCACGAAGAAGAAGATTAAAAAAATAAGTGTAGGATACTGTAAGTATGTTTAAGTCTTGGTGCAAGCGCCAAGGATTTTGCAATGGATCCAATCTATCACACGTATTAATGGATGGTGGAATACTATCTGTCCCGTTTGATAAATTGAATGAATTTTATGAAATGTGTATTAAATGCATAAATAACGGCGAAAAGATATACGTTGTCGAACAAAAGACTGATACGTATAACTTTTTCGTAGATATCGATTATAAGGTGGATGAGGAGTTAACATTCGATCACTTAAAAGAAGTATCGAGATCTATATGCGATCGTGTTGCGTTTTTTGGAGGAAAGGATGCACTCATTTCTGTCGCAGAACCCAAATCTGTGGGGGATAAAATTAAACACGGTATACATATTAATTGGTCTGATTTTGTCGTTGATCATGGGTCAGCGATGGCGCTCCACTCACATATCGTATCCGCGTTAGATATTCTATTCCCTAATCGACCCTGGGGTGACATCGTAGACACCGCAGTGTACGGAAATGGAAAACGTAAAACGAAAGGAAGTGGATTTCGTATGCCTTGGTCACATAAGAAGGCAAAACATGACGCATGTGATGGACGAGGTTGCGCGCTATGTGAGAATGGAAAAGTAACACAGGGTCCGTATAAACCGGTCATCGTATATTCACATAAAACCAAATCACTGGAATATATATTTGACAAAGAACCATCTGTTAAATTATTGCATATGGCAACTTTGCGCACAGAAAATAAGAATCACGCCGTCATTGAAGGGTCTGTGAGAGAAGAAGGATCTTTTAATATTCAAGATACACGCGATACGTATACGGATTACGAGACGATAACACAGATTGAAACTTTTATCCAAAAACATCTAGTGGGTCAACAGAGTGCAGAAATTGTTAAAGTCTTCAAAAAAGATACATCATACCTAGTATCTTCTACATCAAAATACTGTGAAAATCTAAGTCGTTCACATGCATCAAATCACGTATGGTTTTTGATAGAGGGTGACACGATCAACCAAAAATGTTTTTGTACGTGTGAAACGATGAAAGGAAGAAAATATGGGTTTTGTAAAAATTTTGGTGGGCGCAGACACATGTTACCGGATAAAATTTACAAAGCCATGTATCCAGATGGATACAAACCGCATATGTTTTGTCAACCCGTTCCAAAAGAAGTTAAACCCAGTTCAGAAAGTTTGGTTGATATGCTCACCGGTTTTATAAGTAAATACGTGACAAAAAATACTACAAAAGTTTTGTCTGTTACAAAAAAAATGAAAAAAATGTATATCATCAATACAAACGCACATTGCCAGACGTGTAATAAAGATAATTTACAGTTTAGAATAAAACAGAATTCCGTGTTAGAGCAGTTATGTACATGTAATACGCGATCTCATAATCTCTTAGATAAAATAAAAAGAGTATTATAAGAGATGTATGTCATACTTTTTCTCGTAGTTTTGTTTCTCATATTTTCAAATACAATCACTGTAGAAACCAAAAAAGATATAATAGATGATCTCATAAAGGAGACTGAAATTTATTCGGGTATAAATCCAGAACTATACACAGATTTTATCACGAATATACAATTCGCAAAAGATAATGTTAAAGACGTATACATAGCTTACGATCACGTTTTAAAAGCTTTGGATCACTTTAACGAAATAGCTCTTTATGTTATCCCCATAGATCCAGATATTCAGGACGAAATAACTGTTCTGAACGAAAAAATACTATTAGAGTTTGAAAAAAGGTTTAAAAGAGAAGCAAACAATCAAAACTTACGTTTTGTACCTAAATATACTTAAAAGATATCATTTAATAATTCTTACATATGACCACAGTCAAAACTCGTTCAGGAAGAGTATCTAAACAACCGAATCGTTTAGAGCCTACAGAGGTACCAGAAGATGATTATCACGATGAATCAGACGAAGATTTTTGTGAAACGGATGGGGAAGACATATGCGAAACAGACGATGAGAGTGAATCAGATGATGAAGCTGACGCAGACGAAGAAGGTAATCTAAAAGGGTTTGTAGTTAACGACGATGAAGTTAGTGAAGATGAGAGTTATGTTGAGAGCGATGAGGAATATTCAGCTTAAAAAGATAAGTAATTATATTACATATGGAAACAGAACTTGGCAACCCCATTGAATATAGCCCGGATCTTCCGAGTAAAGAAGACCCGATACATAACGAGGAAATGGAAGCTCCGTATTACCTTCCTCATCCATCCATGATGATGCAACCACCTCCTATGATGCAACCACAGATGGAAAAGAATGATTTCTTGTCTAATTTGGATAAAAATGCGTATATCATAATTTTTGTATCATTCATATTGGGTTTCTTCATGGGAAAGACTATGCAACCAGTCATCCTTCGCCCCGGATGAGTATCCATCAAAATTTCCCACAGGCCCTTCAACCTTCTCGTTATACGAGTATCTACCCGTACTCCTATAATAAGGATCATACAGATTACTTTTCATCACGTCGCTCGCGGTTGTCACGATCTCATCCACCTTGGTATAAAACTTTACATCTGGGTTGATGTATACATATACCACGAGTAAAAATATACACGCTAAAAACAGTAATGTCAAACTTGGAATAGAAGCATACATTTTCTTATTAAAAGAGAATATTTTTTTAATAAGAAAACTCTTTACAAATTTTTTTAAAAAATTCCAAATGTTTTTTTTTATTTTTTTCTTTATAATTTTTTTAAAAAATTCCAAACTAGTTTTTATTTTTATTTTTCCTCGGAAGACTCTTCCTCAATAGTTGAGGGGGTATCATCTAGACGTTTCTTTTGTCTCTCGACAATCTCGTCGGCCACAATCTTGTCAGCCTTCTTGACCAGTTCCTCCATGGGAGTATCAGGCTCTTCCTTTTGAAGTCGTTCGAGTACATCCGCTGGGTGGCTAACTGGTGGCTCGTCAGGTTTGTTATAGAACCTAGAGTTTTCATCTCCGGGTTTATGGTAATTCGACGATTCAACCATGTCACGCTTACGCTCACTAAACATCTTCGCAGCCTGAGCCTGGTTATCCCTGTATCCAGACATCAACTCCTCCAGTTTATCGTTCGTGTAATGAGCATCTTCAATCTTTGAAGGATCGGGTGGGATGAGGAGCCACTTGTACATATCCACTACATAAATATCAAACGTGGAGTCTTCTGTTTGCAACCTCTTCGCATGTGAAGCGGCTTCGTCCCGGGTAGAAAACGCACCACGAATCTTAATACCAAACTTATCATTCTTCTGGGGAGCCTCTGGTCCAACTACGGACAGGCACGCAAACAACTGACCGGGAACGGTAGTGTAATCTTGTTCGAGACTCATTTGTACTTATTAGTGTACTCTAGGCTTTAAACTGCTTTTCTAACCTAAGATGTTTAAAGATATCGTGATATTATCAACTATGGAAGAGATTCGCCGTCTACACAACGACGAGAAACGAGCCCTCATAGAACTCGTTACTCGAAAGGGTGATAGTATACTCGATGTAGGATGTGGGTTCGGGGGTGATCTTCAAAAATGGAAAAAGGTAGGGGCAAATATAAACATGTGTGAACCGAATGAAAATGCATTAAATGAAGCTAAAAGTCGTGCGAAAAATATGAAGATACGAGTCAATTTTTACCACGGGGATATACACTCATGTCCAAACAGAAAATACGATATCGTGTGCTATAACTTTGCCTTACACTATATATTCGAAGATCGCGATATGTTTATGAATAGTTTACAAGCTGTAAAAAGACGGTTAAAACCTGGCGGACGATTTATTGGAATCATCCCAGACTCAGAAAAATTGATATTCAAGACACCGATGACCGATGACATGGGTAATTTTTTTAAACTAAAAGAGACGAGTTGTGGAAACTTTGGTGAAAAGTTATTCGTACATTTAACAGACACACCGTATTATGCTGACGGACCTAAATCGGAACCTCTAGCACACAAAGATTTATTGATCACACAACTCGAAAATATCGGATTTAGCATGGAAAAATGGGAAGGATTATCAGGAAATCCAATAACAGAGTTGTATAGTAAATTTATCTTCGTATATAGAAATGATAGTTCTGGTCGTACTACTCATACTTAATTATTTGATTTATTCAAATTTAAAACCAAACCAAAAATTGGTAGAAGTCAGGGAGAAGTATAAGACACTGAGGGAATATTTAATCGAGACGGATAATCGCGATTTTGAAGATATATATCACGAAATACCTTTAATCGCGTACGAAAGAATGTCGTCTTCTGTTGGATACAATGTTAACAAGGGACAG